TTATTTCTGGGTTTTTTCGTCTTCGTCTTTCATCTGCTCGAAACGATCGACAAGGAATTTTGGAACCGCGACGCCCAAGCGTCCAAGGTTTTCAATGAAGGAAATACCCTCCATACCAATTAAAAACATGATCATAGCGTAGCGCGCGAACTGTCCGTCATTGCCGAGAATGATATCAACTTGATTAGCTACAATGATTAGGGATAGCATGGCACCCTTTTTCAAGAGTCCGCTAAACGCCGTTTTGGATGAAACGCTTTTATCCTGCCAAGCTGCAGCAACCCCCGTTAAATAATCAACAGTCATAATGATGATGAACGCAGTTAACAAATGATCAAGACCTCCAAACAAATAGGCTAAAATGCCAGTGCTGCCACCAGCAAACGAGGCGTAAAGGGTATCAGTGTTTTGTCTCATGTTTTTCTCTCCTTTTTTGAGCAAAATAAAAAAGCCGCTTATTTCGCCGCTTCTGCTCCTTTTTCGTGATATTCTTTATTTGCTTCGACTTGATTCATTTCTATCACTTCATCTTCCACCTGCGAATTGCCGATCCGCTCTTCTTGCAGCTCTTTTTTGAGATTTTCATTTTCCTGCTCTAGGTTCTGCCGTTTCTGTAATTCATTCATATATAGGCTTCGACTTTCTGCCAATCTATCATGCGCTTGGCTTAATTCTTCTCTATACGCCGCCGCTTTTAAAGCTTGCCTGTTGAGTTGTTCTTCCAGTTCTTCGTATGTCATTTTAGTGTCATTCAAAGTGTTTTCCTCCTTAATTTAACGTGCTTTCTATATTTTCGATCCGGGTTTTCAGGTCTCTGACAATAGGGATGAGTAAAGCGAACAGCCGATCATACATAATTCCTTCAATTTCACGGTTTCCGTTTTCGTCCGGCTTTCCGAAAAAAACAAATTCTTTTAGACCGGCTTCGAATACCTCTTCGGCAATTAATCCCGGGATTCGCTCAAGATATGGTTTATCCTCATCATCTTCTCGCCCACTCTCTAAAATTTCCGCGTATGCTTCCACGGCTAGTTTATCAAACCATGTTTTAGGATTGAGTTTCAGAATGTTTTCGACTCTATCTTTTGGAAATTCCTCTATGTTAATTTTGTATTTTTGGGATGATGTCACCTTTTCAAAATTGCCATACTGATTCATATGGAGGTTTGCCGGGGCTGTGGTTGTTCTGTTATTAATGGAAGACGACCAAACACGCGGGCCTCTACCATCAACCCCTATATTTATATCACCGACGCTGCTGCTACTTGCGGCATTACCTTTTAAAGTCAATGTTCCGTTCGCGCCAATGGTTTGACTGGAACCGGTCAGGAAGATACCTCTTCCACCAGTATCAAAATTTACCCCTTTTGTAGTTTTCAAACGAATACCGCCGGATGCTATAACATCAAAATTTACAGGTTTGAATCTAATAATCGATTGGCTTCCCTCGAAAAGTGCTGCATAACGAGATTCTACATTATCGAATACCCACGTATCCTTTTGCAAATCATAAAAATAATCATAGTCGCCAGAAGCGATATTCAACATCGCTTTATCACCCCGGCTCATTTGGTAACGGGCGATATCGCCAGTAGTATCGAATATATTGTCAGGATTAAAATTGCCATGTGATTCCGTAAAAATATCTACTTTTGGGGAAAATGAATTCGTGTTTTGTCCGGGCACACCAGAAATAGAAAGCCTCCCGTTTCCAACACGTACAATACTGTGAACCTTATTATCGGTATCGCCATCACGATAAAACCAGCCGGTTTCTTGTTCTAGCATCCCTGATGTTATCGTTAATTTGTTATAGTTGTACTTGCTGTCTCGCGTCCACTGATAGAACGTCCCGTCTTGTATCCAAGATTCAAAATCATTATTTTGACCAGCCGCTTCGAACCTCGCCCCGCGAATCAATGAACCTTCAATCGTGATACCTTTAATCGTCCCGCCGTTGATTTTGCTGGCTGAAAGGTTGGCGATTTTCGCGTTTGTGATGGCCCCGTCTTCGATCTGAGCCGTTCCAATGATAGCCGTTCCCAGCTTTGCTCGTGTAATGGCTCCGTTTGCGATGGCCGCCGTCGTAATGGCCGCCTCTTGGATGTGGGCCGATTGGATGGCCGCTTTCGCAATTAAGGCCGATGAAATTGCTTGTTCAGTCAGCATCACGTCGTATGGACTGAAGGCGAATTCTTTTCTTACATCGCCTTTTCGAATTTGAATTTTTCTATAGGTGACGGAAGGGTTTTCGTCTCCGACTTTATTACCTCCTAACCACAGCCGGGCTGTTTCGGTTGTGATCGGTGACTGAAAAACATAGTCAACCCTTACAAATTCATCGGAAGGGAAAGAGCTAATGTCGTTAAAATCGGGTGCATCCAATTGATATTGTCCACTGTCATCTTTTAAATAAATAAAATTGATATTAAGAGTGTTATTCCTTTTAACCTCGAATGATAATGTATATTTTTCACCCTTAGTCAGCCTCAGGGTTGATCTATAGAAAGCACTAAAACCAAACCCGGGCCGCGTATCGTCCGCTTTTCTAGTGACAGTTACTTCGTTGAATTCCCCTTCTTTCACGCTCCATGATGCACCGTTGACGTTACCTAATTCACCCGGCCGCAATACTGAACCCGGCAAAATGTTGGATTCATCGAATTTCTGTGAAAGTTTTTCGGCCGTGACTGATAGATTGGCAAGTTTTTCGGCCGTAACCGCCCCGAAAACGATGTCATCAGTCAAAATCCTTCTGGTAACGCCTGTAAATTCTTGTGTAAATGGGCTTGGCGTGCCGTGTGTATTGATCGTTCGCATTCGGTAATACCAAACTTGATCAACGCCCGGCGTATGCTCGTATCCGCTTAATTTACCGCTGAAAATCAAATTTTCATCCAAAGGCGTAAATCCTTTATTCGGCGATGCGAAAATCTGATATGCCGCTATATATGAACTTGGATTATAGTCCCATGTGATCGAAACCCCTTGGAATAAGGATTCGACTTTAATATTTGACGGAACAGGCGGCACTTTATCAGGGAAGCTCCCGTCACCGATCACCGGATCGCCGCCGTTGTCCCATTTGCCGCGATTTGTGTCAATTGTCGTTTCAAGCTCTTTGATCCGCTTTTCGGTTGAATACAGGTCTAAAAATTGCCCCATTTCTACCTGTGCCGTATTCACGGGATCAGACAGATCGTATTCTATTGCAATGACTCTCGTTTGAACCTCGATAGGGTGTCGAAAATTGTCGTCAATTGCGATCATTGTATCGCCAAGATCAACCGCCTCATGCTCATAACCCGAAATGTATTCAAGCAGTTCCAGCTTTAGAGAATAATTGACTTGCACCATTTCATGATTGATAAGCGCTTCATAGGTTTTCCTGAGCAATTCGGCCGGGTCTTGGATGCTGTCATCTTGCCATTTCTGGAACCGGTGCCGCTTCGTCTGACCGTCATACATTATTCGGCCGAACTTCTCCAAAAGGTCAGGATCGCCGACCCATTCTTGCCCTTTCGGTTTGTCTACCGGGTCGCCGTTCGCTTTGACCCATTCGACATCCGAGAAATCAATATAACGGGTGTTGCCGCCGCCTTCGGTTTCAAGGCTTGCGCCGTAACCGTACAGGGCTGTTACCGGGTAACTCAGTACCGTTCTTGTGATTTCCTGAATGTCTTTATCGATTTCCGCACGCTTCCCGGTGTCTTGGCCGCGTCGGGGCAGAATATGGATCACTCGATCAACGATATTGTCATTTTCATCGAAAACAACTTCGTCATAATACTCGCCGCCCCATATCTGCAATATCTGGTTGATGGCTTCCATGACACTGATGCGATAAAAATTTGTGGAATGCAAGCCAAGATCGACCGGAACATTCGCGCGCCACCTTGTACCCTCAAGAATACGGTCAAGAACGTACTGGGCTGTTCTATTTTGCGGCCTGATGTCGGTCACAAACTCATCGTATAGCTCAGATAAGGCCGGTTCACAATAGGCCCTAATGCGTGCATTCGCGCCGTCATCGGCGTCTTCCAGCTCTTTTATAACGAAATTGCGTTTTCTTCCTCTCCTGTCCTCGAAAACGACCTGATTCTCCGGTTTTATATGAACGCTATCCTCGTGATCTGCGTCCGCGACAAAAGAAAAAGAAGAACCGACATTCAGTTCTTCTCGAAATGGCGCATCATAGAAACGACATGCTTCTTTTGCTTCGCTTGATATGATTGTTTGTTTTTTGTCCTTGTCGTCCAAAATCCACATATCGGCCATAAACGCACCCCCTTACATATACGCCTTGTTAAATGAAATACTGCTTTTGTGTGTTGTGTTCACGGTGATTTCTCCGACCGGGATATTAAACCATCTTGAGAGCATAAGCAGCGCATTCATGTTTACTTTGCCGTTGATGATCACTTTTCTCTTTTCAAAATCAATTACAAGGGTGTCCCCTTTAATGAAGTTGAAATTTACTTTTATCCGCTTTTCGATTGTTTCGTCTTCTTTCAACAACTGAATTTCATAGGTAGATGCGTCCGACTCGAAAACGCATGTAATAGTCGGTGTAACCGCCCTTTTCCCATCGTTTTTTACCACTGTAGGGCTATTTGTTTCAGTTGTGACAACCGTTTCAGCCGCTTCCTTTTCGGGGTTCGGGCATACAAATGTCAGTGTCACTTTATAGACGCCGTTTTGCCCTTCACTCTCTTGCGCTGTACTGAATACGGCGTAATATGTTCGGTCTGGCTCATCTGAAAAGATCAACGCTTCTTCCTTGTCTGTCGCAAGGATATAATTTATTTCTTCTAATATCTTTCGTAATTCCGCATCGTTGGCCGCTATAAATAAGGTGTCAATCTCGATAGTGCGTTCCGTGTATCTTACGCCCTTTAATTTAGCGCCATCGACACCCGGCAAGGAAACTAAATTCAGTTCCCTGCCAACAATGCCGCGCCCCCTGTCGTTGATCACGAAAAAGTGATCCGTCAGGGTGTAACCGTTGAATTTGATCCAATAGTCTACTTCTTGAATCGTTTGGCCGAATGCGTCATCTATTGCCGTTGTCAGTATCTTTTTGTAATCGATCATCGGTTTATGGTCGTCCTCCTTCCGTCTTCACGGCTCTGGAACTCTTTCACGTATTTGTACGTGCCCCGACCGACTTCTCGGCCGTCCATTTCAATAATGATCGGACGGTCTGAAATTTCGAAATCACTGACCTCTGCCTCGATCTGACCGCGGACATCGTTTAATGTGCCACTGCTGAGGGCTGTGTCATAGGCGAATGTCGTTTGATCTGGCGTAAACATGGTGAGCTGCGCCAGTTTCTGAGTAGCTTTTTCTACAAGGCCGCCCGCTTTATCGATACCAACAGCCACACCAGCCGGAATCATTTTTCCGACATGATCGCGCATCCATCGTGATGGCGAGTGAATGTTGAGTAATCCGGTGATTTTCTTCTTAACCCCGTCCGCGATGTCGCCGACTTTCCGCCAGACGGCATTTGCCATACTTCCGATACCGTTAATCAATCCTTGAATGATGTTCTTTCCGATCTGTTTCAGATCGATCCCCTTCAAGAATTTAACGGCGTTATTCCAAAGGTTTTGGATCGTGGTTTTGACATTCTTCATGACGGTTGTAACAACATTCTTCATGTTGTTGAAGTTATTCCTGACGCTCGACCAGATGTTTTTTGCCGCATTTATGACGACTGACTTCGCCGCATTCCAGACGGTTGTCAGGACGGTTTTGACTGCATTAAAAATGGTTGTCGTTACAGTCTTGAACGTGTTCCAAGTGGTTTTGACTGCGTTCCACAGCCCTTTGGCGAGATTCACCACGGTATTTTTTATACCGTTCCAGATTGAGCTAAGGACGCTTTTGATCCCGTTAAAGATTGTTGTCGTTACAGTCTTGGCTGTATTCCAATAATTTTTAACAGCGTTGACTAAACCTTTAACGAGTGATGACACAACCGTTTTGATCCCGTTCCAGATTTGCTTTGCCCCGTTGCTGATGTTTGTCCAGATTTGCTTTAAATGGTTTGCGAATCCTTTAAAATCGCCTTGCACAAGGTCGATGACAAGCAGAACCGGGCCGAGGATCGCATTTTTTAAGACTTGCCATGCGCCTTTTGCGATGCTAGTAATTCCGTTCCAGATGCCGGAAAGAGTTTGGGACAAAATCGAAAAATGATTTTTCACACCGTCCACAATGCTCGTGACGACGCCGATCAGCGTTGTTTTGATCGTATTCCACACGGACGATACCGTGCTAGATACCGTGTTCCAGATGTTTGACAACGTTGTGACTATGACGTTAAAAGTCGGGCCGAAAACCGCGACAATTCCGTCCCAAATTGGCTTTACTAAATTCATGAATCCAGTCCATGCTGCTTGTGCTGTCGTGGTGATTCCTGACCATAATCTTGAGAAGAACGACGTCAGGCTGCCCCATGCTGTTGACGCAAGTTCGACTATTCCAGACCAAAGGCCGGAAAAGAACTCAGATATTGAATTCCACGCCGCTATCGCGTTTGTTTTGATTCCTTCCCACAAATTCACAAAGAACTCGGATATCGGTTTCCAGTTCGTGATGATCAGATAAGCCGCTGCCGCAATGGCTGCCACAACCATTAAAATAGGATTGGTCAAAAATGCTTTTCCGACCATCCCAATGACTGAGCCAATCCACTTTATCGCCGTCCCTAATTTTTTCACCGTGCTTATTGCATCTTTCCATTTAAAAGCTGCTGAAAAAGCGACAGTTAAAGGCGTTAACGCTCTGAACAGGCCGCCGAATGTAATGAGATAACCGATCATTTGACCGATAATAGGGTTTGTTTCCATCATCGAATTAGTGAATTTCAAGAACCCTGTGACCATTTGCAGGATTTGCGAACCCAACGGAGCCATGCCGACACCTAAGTTAACAATCAAGTCCCTTAGTTGCCCGATCAGTGACAGCACTGTCGGTGTGTTTTGTCGCACGTAATTGATAAATTCTTGGAAGCCTTTCGATTCGCTCAGGCTGTTTCCCCATTCTTTAAAGCGCGCTGTAAGATTTACAAGACCGGTCAGCATGTCCGCACTCATCGGCGCGAACGCTGTAAACATTCCGATTAATCCCGATCCGATGTTTTTAAGGATCGTCAGCAGCTTAGGGCCGTTTTGCTGAACGTATTGGATAAACGACTTAAATTTATCTGAGCCTGAGAGACTTGCCGTCCATTTCGCGAATGCTTCGGACGATTTCAACATACTTTGTGACATTTGTTGCCCCAACGGCCCAAAAGCAACCAGCATATTTAAAAAGCCGCGCAAGTAGTTACCCATCGTTTTTACAGTCGTGGCGAATTGCGGGCCTGCGTTTTTATTCAAGTAATCAAAAAACTTTTTTACATCAGGAGCATTCAAGGACTTTTGAAAGCTCTCAGATAGTTCAAGGCCAGCCGCCGCGACGGATTTAAACATCGGCCGCAGTGTGTTAAGAATGGATTTGAAGCTATTCAAAGAGTTTATGAACGTCTTCATGATCGGCTTTTGCGTTTCTTGAGCTATCTCGCGCCAGTTTGCTTTGAAGTCCTCCAAGGTGTCGAGCGCTTTCCGCTCTTCTGCGCCAAGGCTTTCCTGAATCGCCTTGATCTTCTCCATGATCTTGGCACGCTCTTTCAGGTCTGTTGTTTCGTCAAGTTTTTGCTGGAGCTTAGCCAGGTCGGAAGACGCTTTGAAAACCCCGCTAATATTGGAAATGGCTAAAGCTCCAAACGCTCCGGCACCTGCTGCTGCTGTCCCGAATGAACTCGCCAGCCCCATAAGACCGCCGGAAGCCACGCCGATGACAGGCCCCAATGACCCCAAAGCCGCCGTTAATGACGCTATCACCGGCACAAGAGCCGGGAATATTGACATTTTCATGCCGCTAAAGGCGTTTCCGAACACAGTCTGAAAGTCGTTTATTACCCTGCTTAGCCGGGCCATCCTGCTTTCGAAAACGCCCATCCGCCGCTCGGCCTCTTTAAAATTTTCTTTAACAGTCACGGTGATTCTATTCGGGATGCTTCGGGCTAACGCCTTAACTTCGCCCATTTTGCGCTTAAATTTACCTATTTCCGCATCGACAATCGCTGTGAGGCGTTCGATCATAGCCTTAACCCCCTTTCATATTGAAATCCGGAAGGGTGATCGTTTTAAGGGCATCTGTCGCGCGTTTTAGGGCATTAGGGTTAACGCCAAGGCTCCGCGCATTGCGCCAGCCGTCTTCCTCGTTGTCCACCATCTTCCGGGCTTTGTCAGCGTCAAACATCTTTTTAGGGGTCACACGCCCTTTTTTATTCAAAGCGTATCGATGGAATAGGGCGTTCTTCGTCAACAATTCCATTTCATCGATCTGCCGATATTGCGCGCCTTTTAAAAAGAGCTTATACTCGTGCGGCGTCCACGAAAGTATAAGCTCTGGATCATGTATATTGAGATAACGTGCAGCATTCAAAATAACTGCATCATAGTTTACTTGTTCATCTCTTTCCTTAGTTTTTCGAGTTCCGCCATCATTTCCTTGGCGTCCTCGCGCTCCTGCTTCCGTTTCAGGAATTCCGCTTCCGTCTCCCCGACTCTCTGTTTGATCTCCTTCTTGAGAACGTCGAAGTCTTGCCAAATTCTCTTCACTTGAACTGCGAAAAAACCGGATTGATCCACCGCCTGAAACGCTTCTTTGTAAAGTCTTTCGGCACCTTTTGCACCTTCATCCTCAATAACTTTCGCGAGCGCTTCCTCGATTTTTTCAACGGATGGCTTTTTATCTTTCAAGTGAGAAAGTGCACAATCCCAGAACCGGATCAAGTAAAGAGAGCTGCGTTGCTCAAGCAGGCCGAGATAAACATTTCGTAAACCGCCCTGTTTGTTGCCGCTCTCGTCTTTTTCGTTATATTTTTCTTCTGCTGTCCTTTCAAATTTAAAATCACAGCGTGCTTGATATTGTTTTCCTTCGATTTCTAATGTTGGCATGTTATATTCCTCCTATAAAAAAGGGCACCCCTCTGAGTGCCCAAATTTCGTCTCGAATTAAAATTACTTAGAACTTCAGTCAACAGTTACTTCTGGTTTGAAGTTTTCAATTCGCTCTAACGTTTTATTGAGTTGTTCAATTTGGTTCATAGCCTTTTGGAGCAACTCACTGTACTCTTGATAATTTACGAATTTAACAACCATTTTCATTTCCATGTTCAGCCCCCTAGATAGAATCTAATCTTTTTGGATTACCGAAAAAGAATATTTGACTAGAAAATTATGAGCCACTTGTTTCTGGCTCTGTACGTGTTTCTATCTGACTCATAGGCGATTCTCCCACCTCGTTAACGGCCGTCACATTCACTGTGAGCTTAGTATCCGGCGTAATGTCTGTGAGCGTGCATTTTGGTTCTGTCACTTCTTTGTAGAATACTTTTTCCGATCCCCTGTATACCTTGTATGAAGTCGCCCCATCTACAGCCTTCCAATTCACGGTCACGCTATTAGTTGTAGCTGTATACTGTAGATTTTGGGGCGCCTCAGGGAGTAGAAGTGGGCTGCTTTCTTTTCTCGAATCCGCCTGTAGTCTCGCCCGGTTTTTCGAATAGAATTTCATTAGCTGATTGGATAAAGTCGTCTGGCAATTCAATTTCTCCCGGCACTGTACGAACAAGAACCGGCAATGATGTACTTGCTTCGACGAATCCGTCTGTCGGCTCACTAAACTCAATGTTTTCGATAATCGTCCAGCCGAAACGGCAATCATATTTTCCGTTGTCGTTCTTTTGGCTGGTGTCTACACGCCAAACTTTCAACTCGGATTCATTATCATAAGTCCATTCTAAGGCTTCTTGTCCGCCATCTTTTCGTTGTGCGTATAAAGAAAGTTCGAATGTCTCACTTTTCGCCCCGTATCCAACGATACGGCCTAGTTTTGTTTGCTCGTCAACCGTTTCTTGTTCCCTTGTCCATGTTCCTTCTGTCTGGTTCCCTACGATTAACGCATCTGATCCAAGTGGCGCATTTGCAGCTTGTACAATATAAATGATACTTTTACCGGTAGTCGGTTTACCTGATACCGCCATTTGATAGCCCCCTTAATTATTGATATAAATTCGGATTCTCAAAATTCCGTGTTGTGTGATCCCGTCAATATCCGTGATCACTTGTGATTGCAAAAAACTGAGTTGAAGGGGTTTGAACCCCTCCACCTCTAAAGGTTCTTTTGTCAGGGCCTGCATGACGAGAGAAAGGATTTCCTTTGCCTCGCGCCTGCCGTCCTCTGCCCGGCTCCACGCATGTATAACAGTTGTGATGTTTTCGCCAAATGTCACTTTGGTTTCGAATGGCGTTGACGTGTCTTCCCCGATGGACACATACGGGAAAGGTGTGTCTTTATTCGGATTGTCAAAAACGCCCTTTATCACTTCATTAAGCGCCGCATCCGTCGATAACCTGTTGTATATCGCTTTTTGAAGGTTCCAGGAAGCTAGTTTATTTTGAATAATCATCGCCGGTTCATCTTCCTTTCGAAATAACGGGCGCCCGCTTCCACAGCAGGGAAAAAGAACGGTTGCGCGCGCATTCCGCGTGTGAACACATATCGCCCTAATTTCTCGTCAAAGTACACCCAAGGCGTTTTGCGGCCCGTTCCATCTTCGGCGTATATGCCCGTGCCAAATTCAACGTAAACGGCATAAGAAGCCCCGACGGTGATTTTCGCCTTGAAACCACCATGAGAGTAATTGACCTCTATCGAATTTTTAAGGTTTCCGTCATCTACTGGCGCCGCGGCCACCGCTTGACCAGCAATAATTTCCGCAGTTTCAGCAATGATCCGCTTCACTCGATCATGCACCCGGTCACTGAACGAATTAACAGCCCTCGTCATCTGCCTTGTAATCCTGTTCATCAGCGAATGTTCTCCCCTGAACGGCATTTAAAGCACAAGATTTCACCTTGGCCGCCTTGATCGATAGGCGGGGACTGAATGACCAAAACCCTGTCATTTCGGTCTTTCCAAATGATCCGCATGTCGTTTTTAACATCTTCCCGATAGGGAAAATAGACGTTGTATTCGACCGGGTTCTCAAGCTGCTGGGCTTGATAATATTCTTTTCCGGTCAGCGAATCGACAAATGCCTCGCAGTCGGTAATCGCGTCCACCCATTCTTTTTTAAAGCCGCCTCCACCATTGGGTATCTGTTCGAACTTTTGGAATGTGATTGTGTGCGGAAACTCTTCGTACATCATCAGACAACCCTCAGCCTTCTGTAAGGTTTTAGATGCCTCAAGACGGATTCCGGCAGTTCTGTTTCATAGGAGTAAGATACATCACCCATACTGCGGGCACTCAAATTCGATGGCGCCATGTTAAACTCGATCGCCTTTGCGACAAACAGCTTTACGCCCGCTGGCAGTTTTTCCTCGCCATTAACAAGAAACCTGTTATTGCAGTAATCCTTTGCGAAATCAATAAAAAGAGGGATAACCTCTTTCAAATAGGCATCGTGCCTATCTGTAGTTATCCCAAGCATTGTTTTGAGAGTCTGGACGTCCATTTCAGATGTCCCCCTATTCTTCACCCAAAACGACTTTGATCAGTTCGTCCTTTTTGGCGTTTGGATCAAATTCAAATTCCTGTTGCTCCAAAAAGGCTATGATGTCGCTTTTGTTTACTTTGGTCAGTTGCTCTTTGCTCATTTCAAAAAGATCAAATGGCGCGTCAGTCTCCTGAGCAACTTCTTCGGACTCTTCTACCCTTTTAAAGCCAAAAGGCGCATAGACAACCCTATACGCCTTATCTGACACGCTCAAAACTATAGAACCGTCTGTGATTTTCAAATTAAGAACCTCCCGAGCCTTCCAGTGCTTTGAGGCGGTTTTCGATATCCGTGAATTTGGCCGTTACATCATCGCCCATTTTGTCCAATGTGACAGCCTTAGCTTGAATGTGATTATTTTGAACGCTGCCATTCCCGATATTACGGCTATTTACAGACCCATCACCGATATTTCGGTTTCTGACCTGTCCTTCTCCGATCATTTCGGAAGTGATACTGTCCGGCCCCGGGGTGCCTGCGGGCATGCCGGATACCTTCGCGCCCGCTTTGACTTCTAGTTCTCCACCGATAACCCACTTATCGCCGCCGCTGGTTCTGTAGTTTTTCGATGTGAAACTCATCTATTACGCCCCCGCTTCTGTTTCCGGAGTAAGAGCCGCGAACGCTTCGTCAGATAGCGTCATGAAACCGACTTGCTGAGTCACTCGGAGAGCAACCATGTCACGCTCGTACAAGTTGATAGGATCGCCGTTCTCATCGACAACCGTCGTCAATGTTGCGTCCTCAGAAATCTTGTATTCCATTCCTTGCGGGATCCCGTAGCGCGCAAAATCCCAATCAGCAGACAACAGGTGTGCTTTGGTGTAATCCCATGATTTTGAATCAACAAAACCAACTGGCAAGCCTAATGCCTCTGATGTCGCGCCGCCTCTTGGATCGTTAAACATAGGATTGCCATTGCCGTCCTTGACACCGCGCAATTTTGATTTAAAACGACGCGTAGTAGTAAAGCCGTTCACGTCTTTGTCGCTGTCCTCAGTCAATGACATTAGGGCGTTCAATTCATCATAAAGATTGCCGAGTGAGTTCAGTGCAACAGTGTTGCCTGCCGCTTTCGCTTTTTCGAATACGGAAACCCCGGCACCGAAAGGTGAATTGACACCAAATAGCGCAGCTTGGTCGAATTTAATCGCGAACGCCTCTGCAATTGCTGGCCGCATTTCAGTGAAGAAGTCTGAAACTGTATATCTTAAAAACTCTTTCGTTACCGGAATGATGACCCCGAGTTTTTTAGATACCATTTTGGCGTCTAACCAAGTTGCCTTTGACGTTTGGATTTTTTCACCTTCACCAACCCAGTAAGCTCCCGGGCCAGACGCAAGATAAGTGAATGTCTTCTCAGGCTTTTTCATTTCTTCATATTTTGCTAGTTGTGTAACAGCCGAACGCGTCATAAAATCTTTTAAAACTAGCGTCCCTTTATCGGAAGGCACCTTCCCGTCAACTGCATCTTGCATCAATACGTTATTCGGATCAAATGTTGGCATTAATTATTCCTCCTTATTTTCTGATGCTTGCTTGTTCTGCAAGCGAACCAATGTCTAAATTTTCACGGGAGCCAGAACCGCCGCCGCCCGGATCTACATCCCTGCCGTTTGCTCTGAATTTGTCTTCGACTGCTTTGTTAACAAAAGCACTGAATTTTTCTTCAAGAGTGCCAAGATTGCTTTTTGTCGTTTCTTCGTCATCCCCAAGGAAGTAAGCAACAAGATCAGTTGGCAGGCCCTTTTCAGATGCGTAAGAAATCGCCGTGTTCATGAGCTTTTCGCGCTTGGCTTCTCTTTGCTGCTTCTCAAGCTCTTGCTCGAGTTTCCGGATGCGCTTTTGTTCCTCGGTTTCTTCCGGGTACAGCTCTTTCACCTTGGCATCAACAAGTTCATCAAGATTGTTGGCTTTCCATGTTTCAAGGCTTTTGGTGAAGTGCTGATCCAATTTAGGACGGATCAACTTTTGCCCCTCATCTGTTTCCAGAAAACCTTTCACCTTGTCGGCTGACACGGCAGAAAGTTCTTCCAGATAAGCCTTTACATCTTCGTTCTCTTTATTTGCATCAAGAAACTGTTTGACTTCTTCTAAATTCATTTTGATTTCCTCCTTTGCCCTCTACAGTGCGCGCCTGTTATGAGTGCATAATAAAAAAGCCTTTTAACGTCATGCTCAGGACAAAATAAAAAGCCGCTACATGGCGACTGTGGTTCTAATTTACAAATAAACATCTTTCTTTCCGCATCGTGAGCGTGTTCCCTCTGCTCTGAATGGGTGAAAAAGGTGCTTGTAGTTTCTAAAATTGTGAAAGCCCAACATACAAAGTATTTCGGACATTATTTCGACCTCATATTCTGCCGCTTCATTACCTTTGAAACTTCTTTGAAACACGCTTTCCCTACTTCCTCGCCGTCAAGGGACATCGTCACAGGCTTTTCAGACAGCACTTCCCTGACAAATTCTTTAGCTATTGCCGAAGGCTCAACACGGAAGGTATATTCTGCTTCCCCGTATTGCCATTGTCCGTAGTTGTCTTTGATCGGGAAATTCGTAACCGATGACGACTTTATCCTCCCCTCTTCAAAGGCACGTTTTAACGATTCTAATTTACCGCGCGCCATTTCGTTATTGTCAATTTCGCTTTTTTTCTCGGTGAAATCAAAGCCGTTTTTCGTAAGCATTCCGGACAGCTCCGCCATTTTGCGGGCTTTTTTCAAGGGGTCTACACGATCATATGTCTTTTCAAAAATACTCGATTCACACGGGTAGATTTCGCCCTCGACGCCCTTTATGACAAAATCTCCTGCACGGATAATCATTACTGAACCTTCCGACGTTGGGAGGATGCATCTGACGCCATTCGAGTCATAGTGAAATTCACAATAACTATTTTTTGTTTTTTCTAAAAACCACTCAGGTGTATCATCTACGGCAAATATAAACGCCTCAACCTCAACAGGCTTTTTAATGTACTTCGGCATGTTATTCGCTCCCCTCGTCCGAATGATCTGCGTCTGTCGTGTCTTCTGTCGTTTCTTCGGGTGATGCCGCCGCTACCTTGTCAGCTTCGATCTTCGCTTCGAGAGCCGCTAAAAAATCGGCGTCAACGTCAATTTCGTCAACTACAAATGTGACTGTAGCTTCATTAAGCTCTCCTACTCTCATAGAAAGCTTTAAGTCGGTCAAATGCGTTGGCTCGTGGCCGTCTATTAAAACATCATAATCGGAAAATTTCAGCCCGACACTTGACAGGGGATTCTCTTCTTTCCTTTTCCGCGCTTCTTCCGTCAATTTAATCTCTAATTTAGCCATATTACCCCGCCTTTTTAAGTTGTTCTTTCCATTCTTCATAGGTCATGTATGGAATTACGACGTTTTTTCCAGCGATTTTGGATCGTCTGACTTCCGGCTTTTGGCCGTTCACAAGGAAAATGATCGAACAACGGCAATTTATATCATCCTTCGGATTGTGCATGAAGCCGGGTGCTACCCCGACACCACCGTATATCGATTTAAACACGCCGTTGAAGGGCACGACCTTCCCGTCGAGCTTCCGGTGTCCGATTCTTGTCCTTGTATCCAGCGTGCTATCCCACATTTTCTTCATATTAGCCTTTTCTGCGGCCTTCTCAGCGCTTTTAAGCCTTCCCTCGACTTGAACCCTATGGGCTTCCGTTCGAGCCACTCTGCGGGCTTTTGCACGGCTAAAATTGACGCGATTTTCAATACGCTTTGCCATTTTGGTGTAGCTTTCACCAGCGAGCAGGCTTTGAGCGATTTCAATGCTGATATTGTTTATGATTTCATCGCGAGCAGCTTCAAGAACAATCGGCAGTTGCAACTTTTCGATCGGGTTCGCTAATGCTGCGGCAATGATCGCAGCAGAAGGGATAGTAAAACCCATCTTTACTTGCGCTTCAAACTCGTAAAGATAGGCTGATCTCAAGTAATTCTCAACGTATTGCTTTTCCGTTAAGTCGTTGATCATTTTCAAAAGTTCGCGATAATCCTTGTGAATCTCGGCTGCCATGCGTTCCATTTCTTTTCTGAAACGGTTGTACTTGTTCAGTTCGGTGTATGAAAGCTGGCCGTCCCTGCTGTATTTGTCATACATTGCAGCTATCTGGTTTTTGATCTCTTTCATACGCCTTGCAAACAGCTGGTCAATCTGTCTTTCTGCCTTTTCAATCATTTCATCAAGGTATTTATCTATTTCATTCTGATTCTTCATCATCCGGCTCACCGCCCTTAGATGGCTTGTCTTCTGAATCATTGGAGACATCATCTAACGGCCTTAAATGCTGAGTATATTCATCTTGTTCCTCTTGCATTTTGTCCAGTTCATACTGAACATCATCTACAAATGACAGTAAAGAAAGCCGCGTTTCTTCGCTGACAAGCCCTTTGAGGCTTCCGGTGATCTGAGCCTCTTCAAGGATATTTGCCGGCAGGTTGCGCTTAAAGCCGAACCATATTTTCAGATAGTCGTCCTCGCTGGCTTTGCCCTTTGTACCCCATGCAGAAAAAAGGATTTTGAACTGATACCGAAGAGCTGCCGTCATTTTCCGTTCCATCGTGATACATTTATTCTCAAGGGACATCAGTTTGTATTTCATAGCGACGCCCGATACATTGCCGCCGAATGATTCATCTGTAAAATTGACAGATTTAGCGAAACGGAGAATATCTTTTTCTAGCCTGTTTAAATGATTCTCAATGATCGCGTCATTGATATCCTTTGTAAGATACCTGACATCGTCACTCTCTTCTAAAAGCTCAAGAATGCCCGTTTCTTTCAGTTTTTCAAGGGTTTCATCATCTGCCCCTAATCCTTTCAAGACAAGATACGCAAGCCGGTACTGCTCAATCTCGTTGCTGGCGTCCGAGATTGTCCGGTCATAGGCATCAATAAGAGACAATACCTTTTCAGCATCGCCTTTTAACTCTTTATTGTTGGCTAATCCGAATAGAGGGCAGCCTTTAAACATGTGGGGTTGTATGCGGTCTTCGGTAAAAACTGAACTATCCTTTGTGCTGTAATAGTGAATATTGGCAGAATCGTAAAATTCAGCTTTTAACTTTCCGTCGCAAGTCTCGTAATAGCGCAATGCGTATTCTGGTTCATGAATATTGCCATCGGTTATGAAAACGACTTCCCAAGGGTCGATGTTTTTAATGCGCTCTTTCCCTTCCTTATCCACGTAAGCAAGGCGGGCGCCATAACCGCAAATTGCAGCCATCTTCCCCCATTCGCTGTCCTCGTCAGGAACGTGATTTCTCAAAGTGAAATCCTCAATCAACTGTTTGATCGCTGAAACATTCCCGGACTTTGATTTGTCATCCACCTCATAAGCGATTGGATGGCCGAAAAGATAGCCGACTTTGGTATCTACAATTTCCGAGTCGAAAGAGTTATTCAGCTTGTTGTTTACCTTATGATCAATCCGCTTGATGCGACCTGTCTCAAAGTCTTCATAATCCACGGCTTTACGTTGAAGAATCGGTACGCCATCCGGTTCCGCCTTGTATCGGGCGTACAATTTTTTCATGCGGTTATGGTCTTCTTTATGCTCTTCGATAATCTGAGAAATCAATTCCCCCGATATGCCCTTTGTTCTAATTTGATCTAAGAATTTTATCAATCTCTAAACCTCCTTGTTACCCCGTGCCCCTTGAGACTTGATACCTCATAATCATCTAAGCCGTACCAGATGGCCGAGAAAGTATGTGGATCGATGTTGAATTCGTCTTCAATGACGTTCCCGTCTTTATCCACTGCAAAAGTCAAATCTTTCAGCTCCCTAATGACATCGGGGCATTGATCGGAGCAGATAATCTTTTTGAACCGCTTCACCTTCTTGGTGTATTGCAACCGTGAGCCTTGGAATTTCTTTGCGGCCTTCATACGAAACCCCTGTTGCCGGAAATATCGAATGGTTTTAGCCTCCGCGCTATCAGCTTTGATCAAAACGCGCTTTAGGTCTTTCAGGTCTTCTGCCGTTATGTCGTCTGTCGTGTCGTTCTTGTAATACTGCCAATAGATATACAGAATCTTTTCCTTGTGATCGATTGCCATACGAACCAAGGCGTTATATGAATTAACGAAACCGAAGTCCATGCCATTCTTTAAAATCGGCCTGTCGATAGCCCTGATCGCTTTCATGACCTCTTCATGCTCCATCACTTCGAACTGCGGCAGGACAAGCTTTCCGTTAACACCAAAACGACCTTTCCGGGCAATGCGGTAAAGGTCTGGATCGTGGCTTTTCAGGTCTTCCAGCTGCTCGATGTAGCTTTCAGGCAAAAATAAATTATCATCAGCCGTTGAGTGATGATAATAGGTGTTGTTTTTTATGATCGTTTTCTTTTTGTAAAGCTCGTCGTCGTCAAGGACAAAAAACTGATTGGCTTCATCCTTAAAAAAGTGCTTATACGACCAGTTCCCTTTGCTGACGGGGTTTGTTGATAGGATCATATGGAGCTTTAAAGTCGGATGCCGCAAGCGCCCCAGCAGCTCCTTAAATCCGTCATATTTGACTTCTGAGCACTCTTCAACCCATACAATTGATACATTATTGATCGATTTCAGCTTTGCCGGCTTGTCCATCCCTTTAAAAATGATCTTACTGCCGTTTGGGAATCGTATTTGCATCGGTGAACTGACACATCGAATCTTATGATCAAGCCCTAAGTCTGTGATGATCTCTTCAAGCAGGGAAAAGGTTGAATCTCTGTGTGTGTCGTAGACCTCCCGGACGACTAAGGCTGTCCGCTTTTCCTGTAGCAGCTTCAAAATCAGTTTGAGGGCTACATGATAGCTCTTAGATGATCCGTAACCGCCGACGAGAAAATAAAATTTCTGCGACCAATCAAAAAGAAAGTCCCTGAAACGGGGGTTCACTTCTTTTTCCATCATCGCTCACCTTTATCCTTGATGATAATTTCAAATGTTGAGTCGTTTTCATCGTCGTTCAGTCGCTCGATTTCGGCTTTCGTCTTATCGATGCGCCCTTTCGTTAGTTCGGTTTCGGCTTTCATTTTCTCGAGCTGTAGCTTTTTGCGGTCGTTTTCTGAAAGCAGATCAGTGTATTTTGCCAAGAACTCAAGGGCTTTCATCTTATCGGCCAGTTTAACGGAAACGCCGTCTTTACCGTTTTTCACTTCTGTAATAATTGTGCCGTCTACTTCTACCGACTCTTTGAAATCAACGTAATTGACTTCTTTCGTAATAGGGTTTCCTTCCTCGTCTTCCGTCGGTATTTCCTTTTTCCCGAACGTTGCAAAGTCCGTGATATCAGCGAACGCAATATCGATATACTTTTGCAACACTGCTTGAGCATCCAGGAAAACGCCCTGCTGTTGCTCCGCCTTCAATCTTTCAATTTCTTTTTTTACGTAAGGCTTCGCAAGGGTTTTATGGCCTTCCGTCTTCGCTGATAGATAGCTGCAACCATAAGCCTTCTGATATGCCTTTGTCGCATTGAAATACTTAATATAATAAAGACAGAACATCTTCTGCTTTTCGGTTAAATCGTCAGATTCGATAATAGGCTGAGGGGTTGCAACCTCTTTAACTCTGGTTGCATCCTTTTTTGTCGAGCCACGCACCCAACCTTCCCGGCTTTTCCTGCTCTTCAAAGTACCGATTTTAACATTATGCTTTTCGGCCAGTGCCTTCAATGTCAGATCAGTTGTTTCATATTCCTTTTTGATTTTCTCCCAATCCATTTACATGACACCGCCTCCCTCACTTGTTTTTCACGCACCGCCCAAACGGACAGACTAATTTATTCCCAGCCCATGTCCCCCACACGCACCCATGACACTTGTGAGTTTTTCGGGCCGATTCTCGCGCCTTCTCGCGTTCTTCTTCTCGCTTGTCCTGTAAGTATTGTCGTAGAATCATAATCATTACCGCCTTTATGGTCTCGAGACAAATTCATCCTCGTTAATTGCTTCCTGAATCACGTTTTTCCCGATCTCAGCCATTCCCACGGCTTCAACGGGCGTTAATGCGTCGTAAATCGTCATTGTCGTGCCGTCTTTCATCTTGAACGTTGCCGCATATCCGTCGATCTCTCCAAAGTTTTCTTCAATCCACCGGATCAGCCCGTTGTTAGGCCCCGGATACACCCTTGTAACCTTCCCCATGTTCAAAACCCCCTTTTCTGAAAGTGATCAACCGCTTCTCTGAATTCGTCATCGACAAAGTATCTTGAAGGGCTAATGCCCCAAAGGTGCACAGCCACCCAAGCGCTTATTTTTATTCGTAGCAGTTTCATGACTTTGTTCTCCTTTATTTGCTCTGAGCCGCGCCCGTGCTTGGCGTTAGCCGGTAGTTGTCCCAAGACTTACAGGGCGCGCATCACAACAAACATAAAACTAAGGGGTTTAAGACTGACCCCCTTGAAACGCTCACTTTCGTCCAGATATACGTGTGCACCCGTTATCCTTCCATTGGTCAGGAGCTACCCATTAACGGCCGTAACCCTCTCAAGCCGTTGCACGCAACCCGGTTTCGTCATTGCGCTTCCCTACCCATCTACTTCGCCGCACCGGCTTCGCATGGGTTTGAAACATGAAACGCTTCACACGCTTCAAGGAAACTTTTCTACACATGGTAGATAGTCTTGTATGCGGGCAAGGATTTGCACCTTGCATGATCGGCATTTCACCACAACGGGCAGCAGCTTACCTGACTTCCCCTTTAACGGTTCCCATGGGTTTTAAAACCTCGCCGAGTCGTATCCGATCTTATGCCTAAGCGTCTACCTATTCCGCCACCGCATAAAAAAGAGCGACCCCGCGTATTCGCAGTGCCGCCAATCTGTACATAGTTAAGGTGTAAGGTTCGATTGAAGAAACGAGAAACAAAGAAACATAGTGGGGATGTTCCTTGACTCTATTTTAACCCACAGATTTCAAAGATTTTAAATCCGTGCCTTTTGTGCAATTCGTGCAATTTGATTCACCGGTCAGCTTATCAATGATTGATTCTCGGATGTTGCGAATATGAGAGAAAGAAAGCTGCATATGCTGTGCAATCCACCGATAACTTTTACCTTCCAGAAGCCAGTGTAAAACCTCGTTTTCCCGCTCGTCTGAAATCCGGCTAATTCGTTCTTGCAGTTTCTGGACTTTCTGCTCATATATCTCGATTTTTTTGAAGCGTTTCGACCTTCTGATAGTTTCGTTATATACAGGATCGCTCGTAGTGCCTTGCGCCTTCGGTAAAGATGCCTCAACCCCGTATTTTGCCGTTAATCCTTCGCCGGCATCCTCCAAGGATTCGCGCAGGACTTGAATACTGTTCATCATCCACCGATAATCCTTTAAGATGCTCTCGATCTCTTTTCTATTCATGTCCGTTTCCTCCTTATCGTCGTATATAAATAAAAAACGGACACCAAACAAACAGCGTAAATGCTGTAAGTTCAGTGTCCGCAGGCTTTCCGTCTTGGACGATTATTTTGTTTTCGCTATACTTCTATGATACCATAAAACCAAGTTTAAATGTTTCTAAAAGGCCGCCGTATGGCGGTTTTTTCTTCTTCTTAATTATGATTATTTAATTATTGTAGTTAGCGGCATCGTGAGACTCAATATTTTCGAATTTCCATTCCTTCGTCTCAGGATTGTAAATAGCGTCAACGCTATAAATGACTGTAGCTTTTGCTTTGCCATAGTCTTTTGCTGTATACATACCAATAACTCTGAATGTATTTTCCTTGAGTTCTTTTACTTCGACATTTTTCTTGTCAAAATCATAAAGGTCTCCACCATAAAGATCATAAATGAAATTCTCTACTTGTTTATGCGCTTCTTTCTCATCAGGCTTGCCGCACGCTGAAAGCATAAATACAAACACAATTAACAAAAACAGAAAAGTCATTTTCTTGAACGAGCCATTAATAATTTGTTTTATCACTGCTCTTTCTCCTCCCCTCTTTAAACTCAATGCCTTTTTCTCCTATATTGTACACCGCTACAGTGCTACGTCATAGGGTTGAACCAATCTTTTTCCTTCTTCGATCAGTGATATGATAAGAGGGCCGCAGCCCCCTTACTTGATATAAAACGTCTTGGATTCAAACGTCCCAACATAGTTGTTTTTCTTGGCATCCGTGTAACAATCAAGCTGAATGACATATGACCCTTTCCCAGTGCGCTTCCGAATCTCGCTGACGCTGAATGACTTTAACGGCGTTGAGTGCTTGAAGTATCCCCGCTGCACCAAGTTCGTATCAGTTAAGCCGCCGCCAGAACGTTTTTTATAGACGCCCGCCGTGTAGTAAAGCGTTCCAGAACCTTTCTTTTCCGCCCGCCAGTCAACAGTTTTTGCTCCCGAATAGTAATTCGTGTCGTCGGTGAAAATCCTCGCTGTATGGCCGAATGCTTCCTTTTGCCAAGGCGACCAGACGGCCGCCGCAGATTGTGAGAATAAAAGCGTTCCAGAAAGCAAGAGTGACAATGTAACAATAGATTTAAAAAGTTTTTTCATGAGTTTTCCCCTTTCCGGCTCACGCCGATGTTTATTTTTCTGCATCATGCTGCGCCACGTGCAGGAACATTGCTGATACCATTGGCAAAGAGACTAACAGCATGACAATCAGTTGCTTGAAGTTTTCGAGATACATATATCCATACAGGACGACGGCGAAAGCGCTGATCAGAACCAAGATCAAGCTGTAAAACCAGTTTCTAACCTCCGTCGCAAACACTAACCCAAGGGTGAACACGATGATTGCCGCAGATTCTCCGATAGTCGGCCGGTATCCCCACTGATACACGATCATAAATACCCCGCCAAGAGCGATTAAACAGCCCTTGATCACATTTAAACTCTTCACCCTATCTTCCCCCTTACATCATGATGAAAGCGACGAGAGAACCGATTATTGATGTTATGCAGATAGCTGTCATGTTATCCCGTAGATTTTTGTTTTCCCTCTCTCCGACCGCTCCCAAAAACGATAAGATAATTATGAGCAGTAGTATGATTTTGAATGCTATGATCATGCCTTCTCCCTCTCTAATTCATCAAATTTCTTCTCTAATTCATCGAATTTTTGTATAGCCGCCTCAAGGTATACCGCTAAATCAATAACCTCTTCCTGAGCGTGCTGCAACCATCCCCGCAAGCTGTACAAATCCGTTTTGACCTCGGTTCCGTATTTCTCAAGCCCCTTTTCTTGCTGTTTTTCTATTTTCTCGAATACGCTTTTTATTATCGGGTTTCTCATCATGCAGCCCTTCCTCTCTTATGATTCTGCCAACCATGGCACTGGACATCTTCACGCTTATTTTCTCGGTGATTTCTTTGATCAAAAGCCCCTGATCCAAATACTTTTTGATTTCGGCCAGCAATTCCGGCGTGCGCTCGATTTTCTTTGTCATTGGCGGGATGCCGAGACTTCTCTTGTATCTCAAGTAGATAGAAAACGTTTTGTATCCGAAATAGTCAGCGATTTCCGGTTCTGTCAGCCCTTCTTTTCGCTTCTCTTCCCATTCCTCACGAGTGAACTTCTTTCCGTGGCGTATTTTTTCGTTTCTGACGCCGTGCTTTTTCTTCCATTGTTTCAAATGCCAGGGCGCGACATCTAATTCGTCCCATGCAATTTCCTCGTCTGTCATTCTTTTGTCTTTCAACTCAAAATACTGCTCCGGCGTGAATCCGATTTCGTCAAGAATGCACATGGCGCTCACCTCTTTTTCCGCCGTCCCAATCCCAATACTTCAAATGCTGATCACTCGCCACGATGGGGTGTTTCTCGATGTATGCAAGGCGCTGTTCCTCCGTCATCTTCCAAACTGTCACTTCTCCCGGTAATCTTGGATTTTTATTTGAAGTCATATCCGTTTCCCCTTTCAGTTTTGTATAGAACGCCGTGCCATCTGCTGAACGGCACTTCCCTCTTAACATCCTGTTTGCTTAAGCCTTCCTCGAAAACCTGAATGACCTGCAACTCTTCCTGGTCGTAATTCGTGGCCGACCACTGAACAACGCGCCTTGTCATGCCGCAGCCTCCTTAGAAGGGGAGATCTTCATCTGAAATATCAATCGGCTTACCCTCATTGGCAAACGGATCATCAGGAAAGCTATTCCCCTGCTGCCCGCTGCTCTGGTTCCGCCCTGCGCCGCCCTGCTGCCTGCTATCAGCCTGACCGCCGCCCTTCGGATCGAGAAACTGCACAGATTCGACGTTTACCTCTGTCACAAACACCCTTCGGCCGCTCTGATCGTCATAACTTCGCGTTTGAAGGCGCCCGTCTACGCCTGCCATTGATCCCTTTTTCAGATGATTCGCAATATTTTCGCCCGTTTTTCTCCAGGCAACGCAGTTTATAAAGTCCGCCTCGCGTTCTCCCTGCTGATTCGTGAAAGTTCGATTGACTGCTATACCGAACGTAGTCACAGGCGTTCCATTTGCTAAATGACGTAACTCCGGGTCTCTTGTTAACCTTCCACATAAAACAACTCGATTAATACTCATATCTCAGTTCAACTTCCTTTCCTATTTTTTTCATATGGTGATAATGATTATGATCGGAGCCGCTTTTGAATAAGAATAAATTTTCTATTCTGTTGTCGTCTTTAATTTCATTTATGTGATGAACATGTTCCGTTCTTTTCAATTTCCTTCCGATATGCTGCTCCATAATATAGCGATGTTCCAGCATCTTTTTGTTGTTTCCTAAATTAATCCGAATATATCCGTTTTTGAGTTTTACTCTCCCTCCTTTCCAAAAAGGATTTCTATCTAAAACCCGTGTCTTAGCTTGTCTGCTAACTTCCTCTCTTGGGTTCCTTAATTTAACGCCGTTTGCTTTTAAGTAATTTCTTATCGTTATGTTTGACACCTTAAATAATCTTCCTAATTCGCGCATGTACGATCCGTTTTCATACAAATTGATAACTTCTGATATTTGCTCATCAGTTAATTTTCTTTCACTCACCTCTATCCGCCCCTTTCGTCACCTTACGACAGGAATCGACATTCCCGGCCGAAAATTTTTTAACCTTTCCGCTGTACGGCTGTACATTTTCACGGAAAGAACCTTATTTTGATCGTCTCTGTAACACTCAAAATCTATGACCCATAGTTTGTATAACTCGTTATACTGTGGTTCGTTGCGTATCTCATGGATGATCATGTCTTTCAAGTGCATCCCTCATTTCCTGCAGGTCTTTTTCCTCGCCGTCAATTTCGACATATGTCAAATCATCGTTTAAAAAGCCGTAGCGACGTTTTAACTCTATGAGGCTATCTAAACCCCTCCAAAGGGTGTCATGCCCCACAGTGCGCCCGTATTGATTTTTATAACGGATGATTAGGCGTTTGATATGATCGCCCCCTATTTGTATCCCTTAACTCCTTTGCTCATTGATAAATTTCTTTACCTCTATTAGCTCTTTCATGTTCCTGTGCATTAATAAATCAATACACTCATTGAGTAAATTGTTTAGTTGTTCTTCAAAATCTGCTCTTAATGAAGAAGGGCAATCTAGTTGATTGGGGGTAGCTTTTTTCATTCCCTCTTCACTTTCATGGCAACATGAACCAAAAACATTCCAAAGGCAAAATCTGTTATAGCATTCCATTAAATATCAGCCCTCTGTTTTCGACATTTTTAAAGCATAATTCTAGGTAATCAAGGGGGACGCCGCGCCTTGTCCTGATCGGATCACAGTTGAATCTAATTTCCTCGTATGGAATTGACTTTCTGCCGCCGTTCTTGGCTGCGTTCCAGTATTCCAAGAAAAACGGGATGCTCACAAAATAGAATTCTCTTAATCTCGCGAACTCGATCAACAGGAAGGCAATGCCGCCTTGTTTCAGAAAATGGTCGAGATATTGCACTTGATGATCATGAACGTTTTTCAGATCGAATCTTTTCGTTTCTTTGGTGCTTTTCGCGTCGAACGCGATGCCACGGCCTTGCGAAATCCCGTAATAGTCCACCGTGCTTTTTCTCTCGTAGATGATCCGGCCTTTTATGTTTTTGGATGGCGTCGGGACTTCATCGACTAAAGCCCAGCCCTTTTGTTTGTATACTGCGTTTGTGCTGTTGATCAGCATTTGCAAAGCCTTTCCGCGATTGGCGTAATTGATCATTCGGCCGCCTCCTCCGAAAATACTTTCTTATCGATCGCGCCCAATTCATAAAGAAATTCCTCTGTATATTGAATAAGTGAATCGACCGTATCTGCTGAATATCCGTCATTTTCCGCATCAATTTCATGCAAGTCTTTCATAGTGTCAATTACATGTTGAAGTAATGCCGCTTGAATCTTTGTTAGTGTGTGTCCTCTGAATTTTTCCATCATTCCGCCGCCCCCAATAGCTCAGGATTTCGATATACGTCGCCGATGATTTCGATTTCGCCAAGTCGCATCCAAAGGTACCTATCCATCCCTTTTTGATTGCCGATGTATTTCATTTTGTGGATACCGTTTTCCCATTCGATCACATAACGATCAACCACTTTTTTACCGGTCATAGGATTTATATAGGATTCCTCAGCGATGTCTTTTTCGTAAATCTCCCGGTCTGTTTTGTCCTTCAATCCGGTGTATTCTGTGACCGGCGCCTCTTCATCGGTGAAAACTCTCCAATCAGGCAAGAGGATCACACTGCCGTATTGGCTGACATACTCCGTCCGACTTGTGAAATATTCAACCCCCAAACCCTTTTTATGTTCTTCTGACGCTACGAATCTATAATCGCTATTACCTTTCGGATAAGAATTTTCAGAGTAAATCATTTTGTTAACTTGTTTCACAAATGCCCGATATTTTCGTTTTCTCATTCCCCTTACCTCCCGTCATCTTTTAACCATTGTTCGATCTGTTTTTCCCTGTATCCGGCCAGCATAATGATTGACAGCAGTGCCCTCATATCAACTTCCACCATTCGAACACTTTTTTCTGCTCCTTCTTTTTCCGCCCGATCAGCCGTAAGATGAGTCGTTTGATCTTTTGCATTATTTGACTACCTCCTGTCCCGCTTGATTTACTTCGCGATGAATTTCAGATAACGCGTGAAACACCGAATTTTTAACCCGTTCCATTTGTTCAAAAGCTTCATGCGGCGTCATTCCTTCGTCTTCAACTAACCGAGTCACCCCTATCACGATCATCATTGTCCCGGCGCTCCGTCCTATTTCCTCTTGGCTCAATATCATCGGTTTTCTCATCCCTCTACCTCCTGGATGCGTCTTAATTCGCTTGTAAGCTCTTCAAACCATTTCCTATCCTTTACGTCTAGGGCGACGTCTATCAGCGCTCTCAGATCATCCTGAGTGTATTTCGGGGCCGTTCTCGCAGGAATCTTCTTTAAAGTGTAAAAACTCTTCAAATACGTTTGACCGTTTTTCGTTTGAACTGCCGCCTGTCGACTGTGATTGTTAATTCGAATGATGCACCCTGTTATTTCTTGGTACTCGAAATTAATGCATAAGCTAAAGCTAACCCAATCACCCACATTTAGCCTTGTCACCGTAAATACTCCCCTTTCGCTCTTTGAGTATCCCGCGTTCGCATAGATCGACAATCAACAAGAATACTTCCAAAGCCGGGCGTTCAAGTGCCGCCGCTGTTTCTTCGATGGGGACGCCCGCGCGCCAGTCCTCTTTAACTCGCTTCATTTCGTCTTCCGTCCAACCAAACTCGCATTTAGTCAGCATGATGTACATTACGCACTCTTCTCCTGCTGCCACTTTTGAATGATCGCATTAAGCTGACTGATGGTATCTATTAAGTCCTGTTTCTCAATCTTGCAATTCGGGCAGGCATGGAATGCGACCATGCTGCCGGATTCCTGCCTGATAACCTTTTCGCCATTGCACAAGCTACACATTGTGAATCCTCCTTTAATCAACTTTTAGACCTATTTCAAAATCAACACGTTTAAATGTGCCTTTTACCGTTTGAATAATTGATTTTCCGTGTTCCGGGGCGTCCATTGCGTGCGCCGTCCCGTTGTTCCCATCCACCACAATGACGCGGACTTTGCCTTTCTCCATCGTTCCAGTAAAACTAAGATCATCATTGATAGTAATAGGTTTTAATTTCACTCAGCTCGCCCCCAGTGTGCTATAATTGAATTACCCACAGTTCATAAAGCATCGGAGCCTTTAGGTTTCGGTGTTTTTGTTTATTCGTAAAGCAGTTGCAACAACTCCTCGTTTTCTTGTTTTGCTATCTTGCTTCTGACTTTTTCATCTGGCATTCTGACAGGGAAAGCGAGTTTTTCAACCCGGCTTTTGATTCGGCCGTAAGGGTACTTTAAATCCAGTTCGTCTATGGTCAAATTACTGGTGAAAATCGTCGGCTTTTTGTTTTGAAGCCTGTAGTCCAGAATGCGGGTGAACGTTTCTTCGATCCAATCTTTCACGTTTTCCACGCCAATATCATCTAAAATAGCCAAGTCCGCCGTTTTTGCTGCTTCGATAATTTCAGAGGTTTTTACTTTCGAACCTTCCTCAAACGTCTTTTTGATTTCCCCTATCAGGTCAGCAGTTGAAGAATAAATAATTCTCAGTGGATTATCCGGTTTGTCGTACATTTTGGTGATGGCTTTCATGATGCTTGCAGCTAATCGCGTTTTTCCGCTCCCTTTCTCGTGGCTATGAAAATAAAGCCCCTTTCCCTGCTCTCGCATCTGCTCGAATTTCAACACATAGTTTTTAGAGATTCTTTTCGCATCGGCCGCGAGCTTTTTCGATTCCTCCTTTTCATACACGTTGATATTAAAGGATTTTAAGGTGACGTCTTTAAATTCTTCCGGCAGCCGAGCACCCAGCAGCTTTTTTTCTAATAGTTTGACAGCCTTGCAGGGGCATTCTTTCATAAATTCTCTGTTTTCTTGATGGTCTTTGATCCAGATAAGCCCCGAGCCGTCGCATTGCTTGTAAATGCAGTTTTCCTCAGAAATCACAGTGAGTGTCTCGTATCTCTCCGGATAAGCCTTTTTCCCTTGCAAGTGCTTCGAGTCTCTCAACCTCCGGGCTAATCCCGGGTTCGATTTCTCCAACTGCTTTAGGGTATCTTCTAAACTGTTCACCTTTCCTTGTACCTCCCTGATTCATCAATTTCATGAGACCCTGCCGCGCTTTGTGGTCGTCTGTGTTTCTAAGAATGCCAAGCGTGTATTTTTCTTGTCGGTCGTTGTATTTCTCCACATGCGTCCACATTGCATAGTGCAGCTGATCGAGACTGTACTTGCTCATTTTTTCAAGATGAGTCATTAAGACGTTGGCTGAGATTTTTCCTGTTGATCGAGTAAGCCGGAGGCAATCAAGATATTGAACTAAGATGCTTTTATTGATCCCTGCTGGAAGAGTCTCTTTTTGAATTGTCAGTTCTGTTAATTTTTCAATCTCTTCTAAACTTGAAAGATTTATAGATTTAAGACCAACCGATTCCAGTTCACTTTGAAATGCATCTGTTTTACTGATGTCCTGTTTTTCACTTTCATCCGGTTTATTGTTAGTCTCTGTAGTAGTCTCTGTGTAGTCTCTGGTATTGGTGTACCCATTTTGGGTAGACCGGTCTACCCATTTTGGGTAGTCGCTATACTCATTTTGGGTAGACCCTCTACCCATTTTGGGTAGACGGTCGTAATCGATCGAGTACCATTTTGTTTTGTCGTATTTCGCTTTGTTGTAATTTCCTGTGATCAATATGCCGGACTTTTCAAGTCTTTCTACAGTTCGTATCAGCGTATTTTTTGACCAAAACGGAAACTGTTCTAACCACTCGTCATAGGTGTTATAAATCCACTTTCGACCGTCTCTTTTTTTACCTGATGACTTTAACCAGTAATGGACTTGTTGAAGAACGATCGCTTCGTTCAATCCGATTTCTTTTGCTAAAGAAGGAATGACAATCAAGGGATATTCGTCTAATAGCAAACCGTTCAATGCCTCTGCCTCCTTTTCTCCGTCCGTCTCTTGATGATCTGTTAATCTCTCTTTGGCTTTTCTCCGGTGATTTTCTCGTAGTCGACGTAGGCCAATTCCTTATACATAGGGTGTAATCTTCTGATTGACCACAAGCACATGCTCCTTAATTCCGTGTTTTCGGCCATAAGTTTTTTGTATGCCATCATTAACTGTTCTTTGCTCCATGGAATGTTCATATCTTTCCCCTCCTGCAATAATCAATGGAAAACCGTATATATTTCTTCTAATTGGCTGCATATTTCAAACTGCCAGTCGTTATCCTTTGTCATGGTCGCAAGTAAAGACTGGTTTTTTAGGTGCGCCACCTTTCGACAAAGGTTTAAATTTGCATCCAAGCAGATGTTTAATTCCGCCTTTTCTTCTTCGGTCAATGCCCTGTGGTTTTTCTCGATGTTTCTTAACTCTGCCAGTCTTTGATGTACTCCCCACATGGAACGCTTCTCCCTTCAAAGTGAAATGATGATAAAGCCCATGAACACATACCAACCGAACAGGATGGCCGCCAGCACGACGGCCGTGATATTCTCGGTTCTCTCCTGCTGTTTCCGCGACATCCGCGCCCATTTGCGGGCGATTTTGTTCATCGTGATGCGCCGCCTTTCTTCTTAACTTGCTGCCGGTGCGTCAATAATTTCCGGCGATTCCTCAAAATCGTAAATCGGTTTTGGTTCTTCTTTGAAGCTTGAATGCACCGTTTCGTCCCTCGTTATTTGATTCTGAATTTCGACGCTTATCGGCATGTATTTAACAAGCTGCTTGATAACCGTCTTTTTTGCCATTGATTCATAATGATCAGCCCAAGGGCCAAAATGCTCCCCGTTCCTTTGTGACTTGCTGAATTTATCGCGAACCTGATTGACTTGATCAACGCTCATGACCGTGAAAGCATGGCCGCCGTCTTTGAATCGAGCGTAAGCATAGAAACATTTGAGATTGCCGCGATCAGCTGCCATCGTTGGCTTATGATATAATCTTTCGTTTGTCCCGTACTCAAAATCAAAATCGTCCTTTTCGTAGACTTCATTCGCAACGATGCTCGTCACTTGCCCCGACCTTCTGACTAATTCGATCAGACCTTTATATCCGATCTGTAGCTGAACCTCTTTGACCCATTCATCTTTTCCTGTTTCCGGGTCTTTCTTTTTGTTTTTGAAAGGTACAAGATAGGCTGATCCAAGCGCGTCCGGTTCTAAACCAACTTGTGCCGCTTGCATCACGGCCCCGAGCAAAGATTCAGGCGTACACCCTTTAAGAGCAGGATTTTTTCTAAACTCTGTAACCGCTAAACGAATCAGCCTGTCGGCGTCCAAGTGTTTAGGCAAAGCCATTTCAAACGATTCTTTATGTTTCATCATTACATCAAGAATTGTTTTTGGTTTGTCACCTTGAGCAACCTCGTTTTTTTGTTCCTGCTTTGCTATGTCATTTTTTAGTTTTTCCGCTTGCGTCATCGCGTTTTTCCCCTTTCATTACCTAATTGAAAATCTTGAACCGTTACCCTCTTTCACATACTGCCTGTAGATGTCAGGGTGTTCTCTCTTGAATTTGTCTTTGTCAAAGCGTTCAACCGGGAACCTCGACCAAGTGACTTTTTTGTCAGCAACAAAACCGTGTTTCCTTTCACCGAGAATCCCTTTGATCTCGTTTTCAATGGCCTGCTTCTTCTCTGTCAGTTCGTTGATCTTCTCTTTCGTCCGCTCGTATTCTTCAATCTTGCTATCAAAGTATCCCGGCAGATCAACCGAATCCTCGACATGCTCCGGGTACATGGCCGCCAGTAAATCCTTTGATGATTGCGACCCGTCAAACGGCGGCGGCACTCTTTTAGAAACGTGTTCATTCCAGAAATAAGCCGCCTTTTCTTCCATGATCCGTATCAATTCATCGTCGCGCTCGATCTCATGGAATCGCCAAGGGTTCACAACATCCCCTAATATAAGGGCGGCCAAATGCCATTTTTTGAACCCGGTTACGCTCATGTACCATTGACATTGAACAAAGTACGCATCTGGCACGCTGTCTGCCGTCCATTCATCACGCTTGTAAACTGTCGCCGTCTTGCACTCAAGACCTTCCTTCCGGCCGACAATCAGGCGGTCAACATTCGCCAAAAAATACGGGTATTTCTCATGTTGTAAAATGGCGTTCCGCTTCTTCACTTTCAGCCCTTTCCTCCGGCTGAATTCCTGGGCTACGATGTCCTCCAATAGATTCCCGAGCCTTGCCGCCTCGCTTTCGTTATCCTCTAAAGGACTTTCGCCGATCTTATCCATGTACAATTGAATGGGACTTTTCCATTTGTTAAGGCCGAGGATGGCAGAAATATCGCTGCCGCCAATGCCTCGCCGTCTCGCTTCTAACCATGCTTGCCGTTGCATTCCTTCGGTAGATGTAAGGATTTTAGCCATTCTTTCACCTTCCTATTGTTTTTCAGGCAGAAGACTGATATAATTTTTAATTGGAAAGTTTACTACGCCTTTCCACCAGCCAATCAATTTGTATTTGATCTTGTTTGAACCTTCGATAAGGTTCTTTTTTTATGCCTCGTCGTCTTCGTTTTCTTCCTCTTCTTCATACCGCAAATAATCCTTTGGATAGCCGTAACGGTTAATTTCTGTGATTAATGGATGATCCATGTCAATCCCTCCCTGTGTTAAAGTTGTGAAAAAGGCATTAAATCTCTTCTTTTTTCCAATACAGCCCGATAAGCCTTTTCAGCAGTTTCAAAAGTCCCTAAATAAACCCGTTTATGCTGAGAGTATAAATACGCGATGTATTTTCCGGATTCTCTCCTATGAACGCCCATATAACCTGATGAATTATTCTTAGGAGGTCCCTTTCTATTTTGGCTATTTTGAGCATTAGTAAGGATTCTCAAGTTTCCCCTTCTATTGTCCAAAGTGTTAAAGTTTATGTGGTCAACAACCATATCTTTTTCAGGATTCATAATCCATCGGTGAAGCAATTCTCTTTTTCTTTTCTCTCCTTTTTTCCAAGGAAGATTCCCTGCTACAATGTAAGTCTGTCTCCTTTTTACCCAATATCCATACCACGTATTAGGAAAGGACTTTACAACTTCTAAATCTTCAATTGAAATTAAAGTTTCTAAAATTCTCCCTTTGCATTTAATAAAAATTGCCGCTGTGTCACCTCTAACTTCATAAGAATTTTTCATATTGACTCCCCTTATAAATCTCCTTTCATAGATTTCTTGACATACTGATCCCATGACAGATGTAATTCAGGGTGGTCTCGGATTCTTGCACACCATTCCCTTACTTCGAAAGCCGTCGCCCGCCTGTGAAGGTAATGGAGCATTAATGAACCCTCCTTACCGGCTTAACATCTAATCCCCTTTTCGCAAATTTTGAAGCGATTTCGTGAAGCTCTACCACCTGCTCAGAATGCTGCATTTTCTTTAAGTCTCTGCTGTGATCGACTATGCTACCCGCAAGTTCTATACACCCATCAAAATCACCCTCTTTGACGGCATCCTCCAATAGTTCAGAAACGAGAAATTGCAATGACTTGTAAAGTCGTTCCGCCTTCTCCCTGTCGGACTTCAAAAAATGATTTAAGTTCATTCGAGCCACCCTTTCGCCTTCCATGTGATAGTTGCTTTTTTGTAGCACTCTTTGAGTGAAATGTTGTATTCCTTCGCCAATAAAGCCGCTAAGTTTTTTGCCCATGCCTCCACGTCCAGAAGTTCCTTTATGACCCCTTTTATGCGCTCCCTTTCTTCCAGAGAGATAAGCTTCGGATTCTTTACAAAACTCACCTCGTTAAGCGTCTGGATGGCTTCTGTCGCCTGTGTGACCATGATCTCTTCAAAAGCCAGTCGATGTTGTTCGACTGATTCCCCAGTGAAAACGGGCGGTGAACATCCGTCACTGAATTTGTTCATGATTCCCATTGCGTAAAATGGTTGATCGAATTTCTTTAGCGACGTTTCCGCCACATCCCACGGCATTTTCCTTGTTCCGTTTTTCATTTTGCTGACCATCGACTCAGAAACGTTTAAATCAAGGGCGAGTTGCCCGTTTGTCATATTCTTTGTTTCAAGTAGATGCGCCAGTGATTTAGACACTATTTCCGGCATTCTTGAACTCTCCTTTGTCCTATGTTCTCTATTTTTCTGTACAGATTCTGGATGTATGATTAAGTCGTAAGGTTAAACAACTTCATCAAGTTTAAAGTCATTGATGTTTACTTTGAATTGAATAGCCATTTCCTTGACTATTTGGATGTAGATTTCAACTAAGCGCTTTTCCTCTGCGATCACGTCTAATTTGTTGATTTTCTTTACATAAGTTTTGGACATGCCTTGCGATAGCGCGCGTTCTTTTCGATTGTTCAAACGGATGTCGAGTTTACAGCCTGCCCGCTGTTCCAAACGCTCATAACTAAGATTCATGACGCTTCGGTATGGCTCGACACCGGTCCAGTTTTTCGCGATTCTTTTTAAGATGACATTTACCTTTTCACGCCAGCCGACATTGTTCATGGATACGATGTTCGAAATATTGTTCACTTGACCTTCTAGTTGATTCATTCGTTTGTCTTGCTCGACCAGTTGGTTGATGGTTCCTTGTAAAACTTCCAACGGCGTTTTTGGCTGTTGTTGTTTTTCTAATTGTTCAATTCTTTCAATAACTTTAAATCTTGTTGTGGCATCGTATTTTAAAGCTAACTGCATGGCACCTTTTCTGCCGAATGTGTAACAAGGTAATTCTTTGTTCTGTAGAGTTTTATAAGAGGACAGTCCAAAAATGGACTCACCTAATTCTTTTCCTAATTTATTAATTTCTTCTCGAATGTCGCGCATAATGTGTTTGTGTTCTTTGCCTGTTAATTCTGCTAAATCTAAACTTGTCATTTTGATTTCAGAGTTCATTAATTGATTCATTTAGCGATCCTCCTATTTAACTCGATAAAATTTAGGTTTGATTTCATTACCTTTCTTTTCATAAACACGGATGCCGTTTTCAATACAGTATTTTTCCATTACGCTCATTCCGTGTTGTCTTTTATAAATCTCGCTAGTGGCAGACATAAAACCTACTCCTAAACGTTTGATAAAACGATTTTCATAGCAATGTGACACCAGTAATTCAAGGAAGCTATCACTTGTGAATCGCTCGCCTAAGCTATTCATTTTTTCTAATGTGGAATCATAATTCCATGTTCCGTCGTCAGTGTAGTATTTGATTGGGGGGAACAGTGTGAAAAATTCTTTTACTTTCCGACCATCCATAAGCTTTGTAATAAGGTCAATGGCGCTTAAAACATTCTCAGGCTGCTCCTTTGGTAATTTGATATCCTGACACATGTTGCGGCCGAGGATTATCATTAAATTGTAGGGATTGATTTAAGACACACCTTTCTGAAAATAGTTTGTGTTTTCTTCGACCCAAGTTGAGTTTTGTTTGATCCATTCAAAAACAAGATCGCGCGGGTATCTAGCTTGAATAGTTTTCAGTTTTGGGAAAGACTCGATTCCGGTTAGTCTTGTCACCGCTGCCGATTTGATTTGGAAAATCTCTTGCAAATGAGTGTTTTTTAATATTGGAGGATACGTGTATTTTTTTGCGCCGTCCTCCACGCCTTGCTGATAAGCTTTTTCGCAAAGCGCTTTAACAATTTCGAAAACCGTTTCGTTCGGCAAGTTATCAAGTGAGATACCGAGATTAGCCAAAGTGTTCGCCTCCTATGCTGTATGGGATTTTTTATCGTAATAATTCTTCGATTCGTATATTTTGTTTTCAAAAAAATTTTGAATTGGTTCGTCTAAAACTTCCGCAATGTCTTTCAGTAACTCAACATGAATTTTCCTGCGGCCTAATTCATATCCGTTATAAGTGGCTGTATGAATTCCTAGACTTTTTGCAACAAATTTTTGTGTTATGCCTTTTGATTGTCTGATTGCTCTTAATTTTTCATTCACTCTCACGATCATCACCTCCATTATACGTTTCGAAGAATTCTTTAATTACATGATAATTCTTCGATTCGTATATGTCAACATGAAATTATACTTTTTGTTAATTTTTTTTACTCAAAATGAAGAGTAATGTACAATTTGAAGAAAGCAATAACTTAATGGAGGAATTATTATGGCTCTCGGAGCAAGGATAAGAGCTTTAAGGGAGAAGGAAAACCTAACTCAAAAAGCTTTAGCTGCAAAATTGAATATCCCTCACCAAAATCTTTCTAATTATGAACGTGGTTTCAGACAACCTGATTATGAAACCTTAATTAAGATAGCGGATTTTTTCGAAGTTACAACTGACTATTTACTTCGTGGTGTCGATCCGAAGGCACAAGATAAAATCTTTGAAGATGAGGCAAAGAAAATTTTGAATGATCCCAAAACCTTCCTTGCCGCCCGTGATGGAGAAGTTACACAGGAGATTTTAGACGCTGCCCTCGAAATCATTACGGAGCAACTAAAAGAAGGACGCAAAAAAAAATCCGATTAAACAAAAGTATTGCAAGTCCGGTCACATACTTATAATAAAATGGGGGTGTTTTATATGGAAAACAAAGAATTTGAATTGATTTTGAAAGAGATTCAGGCCATTAATAACCGTCTATCTGATCTCGAAAAAAATGTTGCGACTAAAGATGACATCAAAGCATTGAGTGACAAAATCGATTTTCAGCATACCGAAAACATCAATTCGGAAAACCTTCTACTTGATGAGATTAGCGCCCTTAAAGAAGGCGTCATCTATGTTAATCGCAAAGTAGCTGATGCTGAATTCGAGATTCACACATTGAAAACCCGTATACACCAGTGAATATATTGACATTTTTGTAACATAATGTTGAAAAATGATGATAATTAGACTATTATAAAAGTCGTACATAATATGAACTGGGGGAACTGAACGTGGGAAAAGAAAAAACAAAAAAGCCAATTTATAAGAAATGGTGGTTTTGGTTAATCATCGTTATCATCATCGGGGCAGCAGCATCAAATGGTGGAAATTCAGAGCAAGCTTCATCAACAAACAAAGAAAAATCCACTGAGAATAAAACGACTGAAACGAAACAAGATACGAAGAAAGAAGAGACAAACCCTAAAATCGGCGACGATGTGAAAGTTGGCGATATGAATTATAAAGTCAATGGAAAGAAAACAGCCGATCAGGTTGGACCTTCTGCCTTACCTCAAAAGGCTAGTGATAAATATCTAGTCATTGACGTCACGTTAAAAAACAATGGCAATGATAAAGTAACCGTCGATGCTTCATTCTTCAAGCTTAAACGTGGCGAAAAGACTTATGAAGCTGATTCCGCCGCAAGCATGTCAGCAAACCAAAGCGAGGACGGCAATATTGACAATAGCTTTTTCCTTCAAAACTTGAATCCTGATTCTAAAATCAGTGGAAAAGTAGTATTTGATGTAGCTCCGGAAGTTGCTAATGCAAAAGACCTACAATTACAAGTGCAGACTGGTGCATGGGGAACAGAAACCGGAATCATCGATTTAAAATAATTGATAGCCTCTCAATGAGGCTTTTCTTTCACACGAAAAACAGAACGTATGTTCTTTATTTTTTCAAAAAATTTTAACTCAATTTGATAAATGGGCTTAGGAGGCGTTCTTCTTGGTGTATACAAAAAGTCATTTAGAAGATTGGATTGAAAACTTGTACAGAAGCATCAGTATCATTACACCAGAGCAAATTGATTTCGAGCGTATAGCTGAGTTGTTAGGCATAAGTGTTTATTTTAAGCCTATCCCAAGTTGTTCTTTCAAGTATAATGACGTGTATACGATTATCTTAGATAGCCGGAAAACCCGTTTCGAGCAGTGGGACGACTTTGCTCATGAACTATGCCATCTTTACAGACATGAAGGAGATAAAAAAACAATGCCAAAGTTTTGGTCAGATTATCAGGAGAGACAAGCCAATTACTTCTCATATCACTTTTGCATCCCTACTTTTATGCTTCACGGAATGAAAATTCCGCATAATCATTTTTTCGACGTTCACCTCATTGCCAAGATGTTTAAAGTCACTGAACCATTTGCGAAAGTACGCCTTAACATGTACTTTAACAAAATTCATCTTATTGTTAGTTAAAAGAAACTTTAAAATAGGATTGGGGGATAATATGGCTTCATTTCAGCAGTACAAAACCAAAACGGGCTATAAATGGCTTTTTAAAATGGGAGTTGGTATCGATCCCAAAACAGGCAATAGGAAAACAACAACACGCCGAGGCTTTAAGACCAAAAAAGAAGCTGTCGCAGCCGCTGCGGAATTCCAGAAGGAAATCGATAATAATGCTCTTGCCCGAAATGACATTACTTTTGAGGATGTCTTTAAAGAATGGTGGTATGTTCATTCCAAAACGATAAAGCGCAGCACCAGATATAGAAAGCTATCGAATTTCAAAAAGCATATCCTGCCGCACTTCGGGAAATTAAAAATAAAAGACATCACAAGAGCATATTGTCAAAAGGTGATAAATCTGATAGCTCAGGATATTGATTCTGTTCAAAATGTAAAAATTCAAGCTAACCTTGTATTTAAATATGCTCTAAGGATGGAATACATCACAAAAAATCCAATGGAATTCGTTGTGATCCCCAAAAAAGAAGAGAATTTTTTATCGCAGGAAGAAGAGAAACGGAACTTTTGGGAAAAGGACGAAATCAAAACCTTTCTCGAAAAAGCGCATTCTCAACTCGCCCCACAAGATTATGTCATGTTTTATGTTCTTATTTTCACTGGTATGCGCAAAGGGGAACTTATTGCCTTGGAATGGAAAGACGTTGATTTAAAAGAGAAAACAATAAACATCAAACAAACAATGTTTTTTGAAAACGGTAAAGAAGTCATCCAAACAACGAAAAAATATCATTCCAAGCGAATTATCACAATTGATGATCAAACAGCCCAAATACTTAAAAAATGGCGCACACAACAAAAAGAAATGCTCTTGTCTAATGGAATCACCTCAGAAGCTAAATATGTCCTTATACGGGGCGATATGCGTCCTCTAAGGCTTGCATATCCAAACGACCTTTTAAACCGTATGATCACTAAAAATAAGCTTCACAGAATCACAATTCACGGTTTTAGGCATTCTCACGCATCAATCCTTTTTGAAGCAGGCGCATCCATAAAAGAAGTACAAGCCCGTTTAGGTCACAAAGAAATTCAAACGACTATGAACATCTATACACATGTCACGAAAACCGCAAAAGCAAAAACGGCCGAAACATTTAAAAAGTACATGGAATTATGA